GTTTATTAGTTAATTCACTCAACCTTTCTGCTATTGTTTTATTGAAAGTTCCAACTGTTATTGAAGAAATACCATCTAATATATTTTCTATTTCAAACACTTGATATTCATTTTTTGGTATGTTATGATTTGGAAAATCAAGAATTAGAATATCTCCGGCTTCCATCAATTCTAATCCTTCTTTTTGTATTTTTAATTTTATTTTTCTTATATCTGCGTTATGTATTTGTAATAATTGTTGAGATTTTATTTTCGCATCTAATATAGTTTTAATTGACGAATCAACATGGCGTATAGTCCTATTTCTACTATTTCTATCGTCTATTGGTATTTCTGATTCTGCTTTGACTCCATCACCAATGACAATTATTTTATTTGCTTTATCAAAGAGAGATTTATTGCTTTCAACAGATATTAGATTATGACCTGTTTTATAACTAATTGAATATCTTCTAAGGCCATGTGTATCTTCTATATCCTTTGCTACAAGTTCGTTATTAGTTATTTTAAAATCTAATCCTTTTTTACTCGCTAATAAATTAATAGCGTCAAAGGCGTTAGTATCATTAAAATTTATATTAGAAACATGAGTTTTTCTTTCTCTTTTTATTATTTCATCAAAAGGTAGTGGGTCAAAAATCATATTATTAAAAGTGATAGTAGTAGAACTAACAGAAGTAACTTCGCCAATTAAATAACCCTTCTGAGTGTATAAAACATCTCCCGCAACAACATTAATTGGACTATCTACTGTTGTCAATACACTAGAAGTAACGACATTTTGATTATTAGCATTGTGAGTAATTTTAGATACTAATACATTATTTACTATTTCAGCATCTACTACATTCGAGGTATAATTTCTAAAACTCTTTTCATAGTCAAAATCTAACCCTACTTCATTAGCAATGTTTTCTATTTCGTTTTCAATAATTCCACCGATACTAAATGTAGTGCCAATATAACATTTAGAAGGTTTAAATGATAATTTTCTTGGAACATTTATATCTAAAATTTCTCCAAAAGAAACACAACCATCTCCATTTAACGTTCCATTATAATCAAATCTTAATTTTTGTCCTGTTCCTGTGCCAACATATGAAACTGATAAAGACTTACTTTGAGAATTAAGTCCATCTGTAATATAACATTTCATCTCATCACCATTAGTAAATAAACTAGAACTTATTGTTGATAAGTCTCTCCTATCCAAGTAATTATTTCCTGTAATATCTTCATCTATATTTAATAACATATACATAGAATAAATTCCTTCCGAATATTGATTTTTTATACTTGTATCTCCTGTTAAGAAATTAGAAATAATCTTATTATATTGCAGACCTTTATCTTGCATAACATTGATTTCAAAATAATTTGGCGTATCTTCAAATACTGTATCCGATATTCTCATCAACCTAAAATAATTTCCATGTTCAGAAATATCAATAGATTTATCAAATGTTAATTTATGAGTATCGTATGTTCCTGTTTCATCAACTTCATGTGTTAATATTTTACCAATATAAACAGGTGTTCCTTTTTCTGTAACGTCTCCTAACATTAAAACTTCAGTTCCTATTGGTAGCACCAATGGAATATTAATTGTTAATGTATTAGTGCTAGTGTTATTAGCCGACCATGTAAAAGATGTTCCTAGTATAGAACCTGTTCCAGTTGCAGGGAGACTTGAACTATCTTCTAAAATTATGTAATGTGTGTTACCAACCGTAGAACCCGCCCCACCTATCTTATGTCTTGTTGTATTATTAGGTAAAGATTGATTATCTATAAGTTTACTACTTACAATATAAAACCCTTCTAAATTAGGCACAAAATTTAACCAATGGTGTGTGGAAGAAGTGTTCATAATGAATGTTTTTTCAGTTCCCATAGCAACATCAGAAGTAATATTAAATTGTGGTTTGATAAACATCTGTGCTGAATATAATTCTCCGTCATTTTTAGAATTATATGGTAGGGGGCTACCGTCCACATAAACAGCATTATCTGCTAGATGATGATTAGTTTTTCTGTCGGTAGTCGGGGTATGGCCTTCCCTGTAAGAAAAAGGATAGGACGCTGTTTTTGTTCCAATAAACGATAAATTATTACTAGTTCCCGCATAATTACTTCCTTTTATATTCATAATATTACTTGTATGTTGGTCTAAACTTAACCTTCCCGCAACTGTGCTTGCTAAGTTAGTAAACGAGTCAGATTTTAATGGACTACTAGTAAATTCCATTGTAGTATCGCTACCTTCTCTTGAACTTGTCATATCTTTAAAAATAGCAGTGCAGTTTTCATAAATATCACTACTAGGCCAAGCAATATTGTAAGGTCTTTGGTTTATAGTTTGGCCTGTATGATTATCTAAATGGGGCTTACATAAGGCAGAAAGAACCTTAGAAATATGATATTTTTGAAAAGTTAAATTATTATTATTATCATTAGTAGCCCCCGCAATACGCTCCAAGTGAAACGCTGAATTAATAAAATAATCAGTACCCGAAACATTAGATTCAGATACATTACTTATTAGAGGTAATAAAATATTAGGAGGATTGTATTCATTTGAATTTCCACTTAATAGTGAAAAATTAAAATATGGACTCTCAAAACTAGGAGATGTCATATATATTCTAGACAAAACTAACTGAGGAATAACCGTATTATTAGCCGCTATATTATCCTTTGTCAATAAATCCATTTTATTTCCTATTTGAGAATACAAATCATAATCGTCATAATCAGTCTGTCCGACACTAGGATTCCACCACTTTCTATATATTGGAATATTTATTCTAGGGGAAGCATTCAAACTATAAGCAGATTCAGCATCTACCGAATTAAAATGCCAATCAAATGTTGCTTCTACTAGTCTAATTACTCCCCATCTTTTAATTTGTGTAGGATTATCTAAAGAAGATTTAGATATTTCACTTATCTCATAGTTTTCATCTTCTCTTTTAGTAGAAAAAGTTTGACCGTTATAATCGTGATTAGTTTTAGTTTTACTTAAACCATTAATACCTTCAAACATAACACCAAAATTTTCTATTTTATTTGAATCCGAAAAACCCAAATTGTTAAATCGTAATTTTGAAAACGGGAATAAATCACCCGTAGCATAGAAAGAATACGGTCTTGCCCTCCAATCATTGTTAACCAATTTTTTAATATTAGCAGTTGAAACTGTTTCATCAATATTAATTGTGTTATCGGCTCTTTTATACCAAGCAACTCCAATTTGAGAGTCCACGTTTTCGTTAAGACTTGTTGTTTTATTTGTATTTAAATCTCTTACTCCGTCTGCGAAAAGCATTACACCCGATGTATAACCTTTAATCTTAAATTCTCTATTACTATCGTTATAAACAGGGTCTCCGTTAACATAATCATTAGGCGTTATTGTGCTATTATCAAATTGTTGTAAATCTGTATATCTTATTGTATGTTCGGGGGCATAATAATGCTGAAATTGTTTTTTTAATTTATGTATAAAACCACCCAACGGCATATTACTATTTAAGAAATATAAATTGTTATGGTCGTCAGGAGTATCGTTGGCGACTGAAAGAAAACGTGAATCATAAGTATTTCTATCTTGCACACCCAATACAACAGGAAAGTTAGGAGCAATTTGAACTACATTTTTAGTATCGCTTACCTCATTTATGTTAACTACGTGAAACATTTCACTAGATAAAATATCTTTATTTGTAAGAGTTCTACTAGTTTCTTTTTCTTTTCCTATTCTTAATAAATATCTACTAGAAGTAGTTGCAATATTAGTATTTGTAGAGCCGCCATTAAGACGATATTTATTTATTTTACTAGGATTAATAATATCAAATCCAAAACTATCGTTATTTTGAAAATCCCCTTCATTAGAAGAAAGACTCAAGTTATGATATGAAAATTTATTAGTCGCGGCATTATATGTATAATTAATTCCTTTATTAAAAATTAAGCCTTTTTCTGATACACTAGAAAAATCTGTTGTTCTTTCTTCTTCTAGTATGTTGGTAGAAATTGCCTTTACTCCTGAAATAAATCTAGAAGCCTCGTTTAGAGGATTATAATAATACACATTAGAACCACTAGTAATATTAGTATATGTGTTATCTTTTAATGTAATAGTAGTAATTGAATTAGATACTGAATGACTGTTATATTCTCCAATTAATTCAAAAAAAGAATTAAAGAATAATGTATATTTTGTAAATGTTTGAGAACCATTAACCAATATTTGATTAGACTCTCCCTTATTTACAGTAGTTGATGAAGTGTAATAATTGTTCAAATCATCTAAATGTGGGTTTAATGTAGAATATACTATATCATCACTAAAATTTAAATTTTTATTTACCGTATTAGACAACAGTCTAGCCATTTCATCTCTTCCTGAAATAGTATAAGTCATCATTCCATTTTCATTTTTAGATTCTATATCTTCTACATTGCCGTTAAATATTTCTTGATTAATAGTAAAACTTCCATTGTAGTAATACATTCTAGATATAGGAGTTTTTTGATAATATTGCTTTGAGACATCTAAAACAGTAAGATATTTATGCACTCTATCTCCATAATTAATCCTAATATCATGTCCTCTTCTATTAGTTATAGATATTCTAGCATTATACAATTTTGTATTTTCTATTTCTATTGTTTTATCCTCTAAAGTTAATCTATTATTCTGGTCGTTTCTTATCTTTGTATCTGCTAAAAACTCAACATTTAATTTATTATTAGAATAAGGAACTATGTAACACTCAGCATTTGTTACTATTTTAACACTATTACTTCCACTTAGCCCCCCAACTACTTTAACAAAAGTATTACTATCAACAGTTTTTATTGCATCTAAATAAATTTTTTGAGTATTAGTTGAATAATTTCTAGTGCTGACACTAGAAACTACATAATTATAACCTTCAACTTCTATAATAGTTCCATCTGTTAAAACTGAATTGTAGTCATATTCACCTGTTAAATTATTTATATTTAAAACATTAGTCTCGAATGCAGTAGAAGTAACAGTATGTTCTATTTTTTTAAGTTTCATATTATCTGAGAATAACCCATTTCTAACTACCATTTTAGAACTCTCTTTGACTTTCAAATGCTGAGTTCCACTATTATCTAAACTCACAACAGTAGCCATTTTACTCATTTTATTTTTAGGATTATTTACTATTGTATCTAATGTCGTGGGAACTTTGTCATTTTTCAAGGAAGCAGATTTAAAATTAATATAAGTTGTAACTCCCTTTAAATTGCTACTTTTGTCCCAAACATTTCCGGTGGAAGAATACTCATCGGTTGTGCTTCTTCTCATTAAAGGAAATGCGGTGTGCCAAAAAATAGGGTTGAAATTATTGTCATCTTCATCATCAACTAATATATTATCTACAAGTATTGCATCTAATATACCCCTTCCCATGTTTTGTATTGTGCTGTCATATTTTTTCTCTGTTTTGAAAACTATGTTTTGTATCGTTTGGCCTATTTTTAGATTAGCATCTGTTGATTCTTGTATTGCTATTCTAGCAAAATCTAATCTAGCGTGATATACTCTACTTTCAATTGCTGCTAAGTTATCTCCCAAAGATTCTACGTTACCAATATATGTTCCACTAGAATTAAACAATGACATTCCTTCTGTCAACTTATCCCAATTTGCTTTCTTGGCCGTAGAAAACTCAATTTGTGGATTACTATTTCCCAATTGATAAATAGAGTGTTCATCTATAACACTAGTAGAAATTGTAGATAAAGTACTTTCCCAAACTCTATGCGAAGTAACAGTATATTTTGTATTATAATCTAATTGGTTTTTTTCTTGTAATCTATCATTGTAAAAATAAAATGTAGGAGTGTTTACATTGCAAACCTTATCATACTTATCAGTAGTCGCTAAGGCATCACCTCTCAATCCATAAGACACCGCGACTAAATCAGTATCAACTTCGCCCGTTTTAGCCGCCCCTTTGTATATTTCAAATGTAGTTCCTTCGGGAATTTCACCATTGTATTTAGGGCTAAATTCTATACCATCACCGAACTCATCAAATGAAACAATTCTTTTTATTTTAGCAAAATGCGCTCTAACATTGTCTTGACTAGACCCCGAACCATCTTCTTTATCAACAACATTATAGTTTAACATAACAAAATAATCATAATTATCTATATCAATTCCTTTTCTATCAGCAGGGGTATTACTAAAATCATATGTAACCTTTATGTTAGTATTTCCATCAGGAAATAATTTATCATATATTTTAATTTTAAACGAAGGAGTATTTTCTTTATTCGTTCCTGACATTATTGCAGTTTGTATCGTGCCTTCTTTTCTAGGTGCAGTTCTTATTTCAGTATGTATTATTGAACTTGAAGGTGCGGATGAAGATAAATAATTAGTTTCGTCTTCTAAACCTACTGTATATAATGTAGGATTTACTGAAACATTTTTGAATGCTTTTTCTTTAGCGTTAGAGCCATTTTTATCTGTATAAGTAGCAGTAACATCAGATTCACTCACACCCGTATTCAAAGGAAATAACATTCTTCCTGTCATTTACTCACCAAACGTATAATAAAATAAAATGTTACTGTAACTAGGTGTTAAAGTATTGATTGTTAAACTCGGTTCTTTCCCTTTGTGCATTGAGATTTCAAAAAGTTCTCCCATAAATTGTTCACTAGTAAGAGTTCCTTTACCTATTCTAGATTCGCCATTATTTGTAGTTGAATCAAACTCAAAGGTAGGAACTGTAAGAGTTTGAGTTTTGATAGATTGATTATTAACATACAATTCTATTTGCCCGTTCTTTCTATACGAACAAGAAACTTTGTAAACTTCTTCCAAATACAATGCTTCTCTAGGCTGAGAAATATAAATTAAACCTCCCGATAAGTAGGAAGAAATGCTAAGTGTAGTATTTGTGCCGCTTTTACTAATCACTTTTCCTAAACTAACTCCACTACTACTAAATATTTCAGTTCCTCCACTATTATGTGCGCCTAATTTAGCCATTTTATCAGAAGCACTACTACCAAAAGTTAGCGTAGCACCCGCGCCTCCACTTCCATTTGAAATAGTAGCATCGGAAGCCAGTTCTGTAAGACTAGTATTGTTTTTTTGATAATAACCGTTTTCATCATAATAACCATGTAAGGTATTTACAGAAGTTATAATAGGATTATCGCTAGAAATAGTAGTAGTTAAACCGGAAGTATTTGTAAAATCAACACACAGTTTATATTCAGCAGGTTGATTATAATTAGTAGTTGTAGTATTCTGTAAATAAAACTTAAAATTGTTATTATAAAATAACATCATTTTGTGAGATAACCTACTTGTTACATGATTTGTGTAATCCCCTGTTCCAAAATATCTAGAACTTTGGTAATCATCAAAAGTAGAAGAATAAGAATCTCTAGGACTAGGAGGTGTTCTCGTAGAAGTTTTTGTATCTACATCAGCAGAACCATGTCCGTTTCCATTAACGTCATATGGCGTTATAATTGCTTCAATGGTAAAGTTATCAGTATGATTCCAAAAGTTGCCTTTAGAAGCGGCTGTACCTACTGTATCGGCATCTAATTTTAAATAGCCATCACACATAACAGGAAAGACTAATGCTTTAGAATCTCCAATATATACGTTAGCCATTTTTCTTCACCTCAATCAAAGAAATTGTCGCCTATCACTTTTGCTTCTTCAAAGTCTAATTGATATCCAATCGTAGGAAACTCACTAGCAATAATATTAGTAGTAAAGGAACGCATAAATCCTTCAACACCAATATGATTATTATTTAATGATATATTATCAAAAATGTTAGATTGACTACTCATAGTATTGCCTGTACCAAATGTGAAGGAATTATCAAATGCTCGATTTTTCCAAGAAAAAGGAATTAAGGGTACTTTGTCTATACTTAGAACTCTCATTTCTGCGGCTGTAACTGTATTTCCGTCTTTATCCTTTGTTCTTTGGTCGAAAGCATTGTTTACTTTACTAGGATAAAAGAATAATATTTTACTTATATTTTGGTCGTCCTGTAAAGAACTAGAATCAGCGTAAGAATGTATTAGTTGCATTAGTTCAAATGATGTCATAACAACATCTCTTTCATTATCCGAACCTTGTTCTGATTGTTTGATAATATTTTGTTCGGTTAATCTGCCCGTTATATTAATTGTCTTACTAGCGAGACCCATATCAAAAGCAAGATTTAGTGATTCTCCCGTTATCGCCCCTGCTAATGGAACAGGAACGTTAGGTACACTTTTACCTGTTGAAATATTTACAGTTTCAACGTGTAATGGTATTCTATTTTTAATAGCACTACCCGAACCTATATCATTTCTTCTAGATAATTCTAACATTACCATATTATTCGGATTTAAAACACTCAAAAGAAACTCACTCCATTATTTGACCTCATCATTTTAAGTTTAATTTCCTTACCTATTTTATTTGCTATGTCTCTTATTTCTGCATCCGATGCACCAACTCGACCACTAACATGAATGTGTATTGTATTGCCTCCCGAACTTCCCATTCTTTGACTATCTGCATTAGAATGAACTCTAGAACCTCTAGGTAAGGATACTAATTCCGGCCCTTTTTCTCCTACTAACTGCATATTAGAATTTACTATTCCTCCTGTTGAAAGCCCCACCATCTTCTTCACAACTGCGGCCACTACACCCGCAATAGCGGCGATTATTAAAACAGGTAAACTGATAAGTGTGCTACCTAATAATGCCATTATTCCCACAACTACCGCAACTAATTGCACTACATCTAATACCATTGTAGCAAAGCCCTTCAAACTTAAAAACCCATCTTTTAATCTTTCCCAAATTAACTTTAATGTCCCTCCTATTACTACGGTTATGGCAGTTCCTATTGCCGTTAAAGCAAGTAATACTACACCACCAAAAACCTGTAATAATCCCCATAATAATAAAATTATATCTCCATTTTCTAAAGCATATTTAATATCCGCAATACCATTAGAAATAATTCCCATAGTATATGCTATAATAGTCATAGCGACTTCAAATATTTCTCCTAACCACTCCATAGTTGTCGCGAATGGTTCTTTGAAACCTTCAAATACATTTTTTAATAATACTAAACCTACTAATATTGCCGCTAAACCTAACATGAACTTAGCAAAAAACACCAATCCTGTTTTTATAAACTTACCAAAATTAAGCCATGTTTGTATTTTAAATACTTTTTTAATTTGACCCACATATTCACTCGCAATTAATTGTTTTTGCAATAATTTAACTCTAATATTATCAAACCTACTACCTGTTGTTCCGATAGAACTACCTGCCGCTTGTCTTTCTCTTAATTCATCTTGTAGTCGTCTTTTTCTGTTTGTTCTTTTGTCAATTGCTTTTTGTTCTGTTGTTGTTTGTTGATGTAATTCCCTAAAAATTTCTTTTACTGCCTGTATCATTTCTATTTCATCTTCAATAGTTTGAATACCATCCTTACCAAAAAGAGAAAATTCTGTTCCCTTAAACTCTGAAAGGTTTTCTTCTAGTAAAAATATTAAATTCGATATATTATCTACATCTTTTAGTGCATCTTTATCAAATATTCCTTTAATTGGTTCTAATCTTTGCGAGGCTTCCATTGCTTCTGTTGCACCTTTTACCGCAAGTTGAAGTTGTTTCATTGATGGCACAGTTTTTTTTGTTATCTCGTTAGCCACATGAATAATTCCTCTTAATGTATTTTGTAACTCCCAAAATGCACCTGTTCCTGAAGTAAATCTACTTAGTATAGTCCAGTATGAACTATATCTTAGTTTCTTTGTTACGTCATAAAGTTTAGTTGTATCAGAAGTTATTTTTCTTGTTGCATCTGCAAAACTCAACATATCTTTGGTAGCATTATCAACCATATTATCACTTCTTATTCATTTTATCCATTTCTTCTGACTCTATCTTTTTAAATTCACCATGAACTTCTAGCATTTGTTTTATGAGAATAGCGGGGGTATTGTAAGCCTCTAAAGGACTAGTTCCGAAAGTGGTTGAATATGTATATATCATTATCCGTGATGCAATATGCGGCGGCACATTACCGCCTTTTAATGCTCTACGAACTAACTTTCGTTTCCCGTATCATCCCCCATCATATCGGTGAAAGGATTAGGGAGAATTTCTTTAAGTTGTGCGCCAACATAAGGGCTAAGTCGTAGTAAATCAACAGACGTTAAAACGGGGTCTGTTTTTTCAACAAAGTTTTCAACCATAAATCTATACATTTTATTCAAATCTAAATCAAAAGATTTAGACTGCGAATCAATGTTCATTACACTTGACAACGCTTGTTCTACCTGTAACCAAGTTGGTTCTTTAATCCAAACTTGTAGGTATTCATCACTATCAGGGGCTACCCTTATGTGATGGCATTCTGTATTTACTGCGGCAAATAGCCGACTCTTATCTGTTATTGCTTTCTTTTCTTCTACCATGTTTTTCCACCTAACTATATACTAACAAACAAACGATGTTAGTGGAATGTGATATTGAACTATTATCTAATTTAATAGTCCTCCGTATTAATGCATTAAAGCCCATTTACCTTTATATTGTGCATTTGATAATGTTCTTGCTGACGCTGTAAAGGATGCTTCTATCGCACCTTTATCTTCGGGGAAAGGAATATCAACATTAGTTATTATAAAATCTGTTAATTTTAATTTAATAAACTCACCCGTTGCAGTATCCTTTGTAAAGTTTATTTCTATATCTCCACTAGATTCTGTGCTTCCTCTTAATTCATCCCACAATTTAGTATCTGTAATTAATACTGACATTTGAATTTCATATGTTCTTTGTGCAGGTATATGTTCATTCATAACTTGCCTACTTGTATTTCCGATAAATCTCTGAGGGGTAATATTATTATTAATTGTAATAGAACCGGATTTTACTCTTGCATAAGTTTCACTAAATACTTTTAACGAACCATCAGAAAACATAAATGGGTAATTATCAGAAGCAGTAGCACTAAAATTTTGTAAATCACTAGGATTTAATTTTCCATTATGGGGAATGTAATCGTTGGAATTATCAGTAACAACATCGTATGCTCTCCTAGTAACTAAAGACAAATTAGTTTTCAGTTCTTCACCTTCTGTAAAGTTAAGAGACAAGGTATTAACTTGACACCCCGTAAATATTCGAGAATACATATTCTCATGTGGGGTCAAATTATCAACGGCTGTGCTTGCAGACACCCCCGCTTTTCTATATGATACATCTAACCCGAAAGAAGGTAGTGAAGCCCCGTTCGATTCATCGAAAGTATAGGTTAAAATATCAGAACTAGCAATTTCATCATAAGTAGTTAAATTACTAAAAGTACCATCGGTAGTATCATTTGTAGTTAAAGGTGGATATTCAATACCGCCCGCTATAACTCTTGAAATTCCAACCCCTCCACTTTTGTAAATGAATTTGTTTGTTGTATTTACATCCCAATCATCAGAAGAACCATTACTGTTCGATAATGAAGATACTTTTCCTAAAGCATAATACAACCAAGAACCATTATTCATTGATAGGTCTAAAGAACCTCCACTAACGGTTTCTGCTCCTTTGTATTGTAAAGCAAGATTTCTTGTATTGCCTCCCATTAATGGTAATTGTGTAGTTTGAACATCCACACTAGGCGGAGTAAAACTATTAACTAACCCTAACCAATTATCAGAAAGTAATTTTTCATTAGTAGTTGAAGGAGCAATAACAGGCGCACCGAATGCTAATAATTTAACATCCACATTTTCAGCCCCCGCACTTGTCATTACCGAAACATCAGAATCAAAAGTAAAACTACTTGCAGTATTAGAAGTAACTGTAACATAAAAAACAGTATCAGTAGTTTCATTAATTACTTTTGCTCTGCAACCAACATATAGGTCTTTTAAAAATTTATATTTTGCTTGTTCCGAACTGTCTAATACTACAATGTTTAGATTAGTATTCCCACTAGCCCAAGTTACATTCATACTATCAAAAAACATATCCATTTCAGGCACTAACGTAGCCATTGTCCCTGCGCCTACAAATACTTCATTACTTACCATTTTTAATCACCCTATGTATTCCGTCCAATCCGTTTCATTTCAACTGATAACTTATACCCTAATAGTCTTTTACCTCTATCATTAGCCTCGCTTCTACTTGTTAACTTTAGTAACTCAGCACTTTCCTCTATTGTTCCCGAAGTTCCCCCACCAACATAAACAGTTGGACGTAGAGAGTTATGTTCTAAAATGTATCGTGTAATTCTATACAATGCTTGCAATCTATCCCTAGAATAAGTAGCATTTGGAAAATCTCGTCTATGCAAAACTCTTATGTGTAAAGTAAAATTAAATGTTTCATTTCTAACAGCATAGTCTATTGTAGGATAACTTGTTGTAGCACTATCTTCAAAAACAATAACTACCTCTTGAGAATCAACATCAACCCGTCTTCCTTCTTTTGGAACAATAGACCTAACATCAATAAACTTAGGTGTTACTGCATGACTCGCTACAATACTACCATTATTTGTTAGAGTTGTAGCAGTAGCAGCCCAATTATCATTAAGTAATCTAACAATAAAACTTACTTCATCCATATTATTTACCCTCTTCTTTCTCTTCCTATCAATGCAGCATATGTTTCTTTTTGAAAATCATTTTTTAATTTTTTTAGTAAAAGTTCTATTGCGTGTTTTTGCATTTCTTCATCAGATAAACTAATATCAAAACCTAAAATCCCTTCCATTTCTTTCAATATAATATTACGTTCTACTTGTATTCTTAACATTTCCGTCAAAAATGCTTGATAATTTTCCATAATATCACGATATAAAATGTATTAGATTCTTTTTACCTGCTATAATTTTATTCGCTTCTTCAAGTAAAATATCATGTTTAGTTTTCAAATCTATATTAGAACCCGTTTCTGATATTATAATAGAATTATCATCATGTCTTATAATTTCGGCTGCTACTAATTTAGTCGCTGCTTCATGTATTCCGGCAGGTACTCTTCCATTGCCCGCTACATATGTAACTCTAATGGAATGGTTTTGAACATAAGGAAATTCTCTTCTAAAAAATATTTTTCCTTCATCGTTTATAGTCCAATAGTCTCCCATTCTATTTTGGTCTTGATTATCTGTAAATGTCGCCACCGTTCCGAAGTTTGATGTTATAGTGCAAGCCGAACCATCTTCACCCATTAACAAAGAAGATATAATTACAGTTTTACTATCTTCTGAATCAGTAGTTGCATAAAAGAAATCTGAAATGTTAACATTAGAATTTCCATTAGCAGTAACAGATTTAGCAGCAGTTTCACCTGTAAAGTTTGCAGTTTTAGCGGGAAACACTTCATTAATTGTATCTACTAATTGACTAGCAGTAGTTTTAGCACCAAAGTTATCATAAAAATGTGTTCCTTCTATTATATTAAAAGTATAACTTCCTACTGTTAATGAGATAGTCCAAGTACTATTTGTTACAGATGTCGGTAAAGTAATTTTTGCAGTAGCAGATGCCAAATCTTTGTATTCATTTCCCTGCCATACTTCTAATCTAACTATTTTCCTAATTTTTGGTTGAGATAGTTGTACAAAACCAACATAGTCTTTCCATATAGATACAGGATAAGCCCCTTGATTCCATCCATCAAAAGAAAAATATTCATCCTTATGTATTATAGGTCTAAACGATTGACCTATACCACCATCTATTTTTTCTTCCACTCTCTTTATAATTTTTCCAATTTCTGCTCTTGTAGGTGTTGTCGTATCAGAAAATGCTCCAATTTGTAATAGGTTAGAAACATCTGTATGTGTAGTATAATGACCGTTACCTATTGTATAGTTTACGTTGATATTTGTAAAATCACTTGGAGAGGAAACCTTTGCCATCTAATTCAATCCCATTAATTGCTTATATTTATACTGTGCGGCTAAAATCCTAGCGTTATCATTCATAGAAGTTTCTTTAGAACCCACTTTACTCGGTATAGATGACCCCAATCTTGTTGATGCAGAAAATCCCCTTATTGGTTCATCAGTCTTACTTCCCGACATTGCCGATGATGGATTTAGTGATTTTAGTGATTCACTAGTTTTAGAATCAAAGGATACAAATGGAATATATTTTAGTTGACCCAAACCCGCCAACATTCCTCTAGGCAAAGTTGTCATTAATTTGCTATCTTTATTTTTTATTTCTAATTTAGGAATTTTCCTTTTATTCGGTAGTATTTCTTCTACAAACAATTGCTGTAATGTTTTAGTTATGTTAAACATATTATAACTATTTTGACCTGCTCTATTTTCTCTTAATAAACTTCCTAAGTTTAACAAATTCTTGAATGATTTAAAATCTAATTTATCCACTCTTTTTGTTTTAGTACCTTTTTCATCTGTTTGTTCTTTTAACGTTATTAAAAAGTTACCGAAAAGACTTACTAACTGTTCTCTATCAGTTTTACTTAGCCAAAAGAATAAACTGTTAATTTCATCAACCTCTTCTATTTCTTCGATAGTAAGTGAAAACATTTTTGTTATTTTGTTTAGTTGTTTTTTTCTTAATATTTCAGACTTACTAACATTACCCTTTTGGTCTTCATATGTTTGTGTTATTTCTTCAATTATATTATTCAATGTTATTATATCAACATTATCGTATGCAAAATTCCCTCTTAATATGCTTTTGTAATAACCTTGATAGCCGTCCTCAAACCATGTTGGAAATATATCAGTTTCCACTGTTTCTTCTTGGTCTACCCATTCTCTTTTTTCTCTTTCTTCTTTCTGTAAAGAGCCATAAGAAAGAAGTATTTTTTTATTGTCTTCACTTGTAAACCACTTATACGCTTCTGATTCTTTGAACTTATCAAAAATTTCCTTTGCACTTTCTGTAACTTCTTCTGTAACTTCTTCTGTAAGCATTCCATCCATTTCATCTGAATCAAATCCCACGCGTAGATTTGACAAACCTACGAGATATTTTCCATATAATCTAAATAAATTATCAACATCTTCTTGTTTTCCGCTATTTGTTAATTTCTTAATATTTTGAGATGTAATGGTTTTACCATCTTTTGTTTCAATTTTTAGACGATTCATTAAATCATTTATTTTTTTAAAGTCATTATACGTTGCATCTATCGCCCACCTAATTCTAGTTTCAGGATTTCCTGAATTTTCGCCCTTTCCCGATGTGTTAAAAATAGAAGTTGTTAGATAAAAGGCAGCATCATCCCAATTACCTTTGTTAGTAACCTTTTCTAATTTTCTAGGAGAACCTTTAGTAAAATTATAACTATCTTTTTGTAAAAGCGTGTGCAATTTTTGTTGGAAAGGCATAATATCATCTACAATTAAATTATGTATTCTATCTACATCTTTATGAAATGTGTCGGGGGTGTTGTATAATAATCTAGAATCCGAAGATGTACCTTTAGGTCTTGTTCCTGTATCTTCATCAGCGAGTTGTGTTCCATATTTTTTATTATAGTTTAAAAATTCATTAAAATTCTCTTTACTTTGTAACGCTTCTTTAGCCTTGCCGTCTGCAAATTTTAACTTAAACGTATATTTACCCATCATTACTTCGCCTTTTTGTGGTGTTAATACTGCTTTAATAGCAGCACCAATATCATACATTGCAGTACTACTTATTCTTGTATCACTAGCAATTATTTTTTCAATTAATTTAGTGGCTCTTGCCTCATCGGTAATTTCGTTATAAAATTGTTTAACAGTATCGTAAGCCTGTTGTTCAGATAGTCCCATGTAATTGCCTCCTGTTTCGGGCTTCAAAGAAGAAAACACATTATACATTTCAACTACGGGCGTTTCTATTGGATTGCGATTATCCTTTTGGTCTAAAAATGGATTATTAGGGTCTTTTGATTGACCTTTAAAATGTCTTTCTAACATTGTGCGTGTAGTTTTTTCATCACTAAATATTCTTTCTAACACTAAAATTCCATTAGTAAAACTAGGCTCGAAGAAGTCTTTAAACCCACTAAAATCTGTATCCTTTGGTGTAAATTTTTTATTGGAAAAGTTTTTATTTTTGTTTTTCCAATTAGGTTCTCTCTTTAAAAAAGTTATAGTTTTCAAAACACTTTTTAGAAGTTGTTTTTCTATATCCTCTTCTTCATCTTGGTCGGTATCTTTAGTTTTTTCTTTATATACATTGTCTATAATATCTAATATTTCTTTAAGGACAGAAATGGCAAATTTCTGTTCGTTTCCTTCACTATCTTTTGGTTCGGATATTCGCTCTACAAACGCACTACCGCCTTCTGATAAATCGCTAAGCAACATTAAAATCCATTTTGTCTTAGCATCTGATGTTTCAAAAATTTCTTTAGCCTTTGCAAACTTCTTTTTCTCATTTTCTTCACCATCTAATAGTGTCGTTAGATATTTAGTTTTTTCATTACTCTGACTTGTAGTATTTATCCATTTCTCGTATAGGTCTATTTTCGTTTTTAAATCTTCATCATCCCTAGTTGATAAATTATATTTAGATTTCTCATCTAATATATTTTTATCTAGTCCGGCTTTATCAAACACTTTTTGAAAATACTTATTAGTGTCTATAATAATATTAAGTGAAGATTTGGTTTCTTTACCACTCTCTGATTTTGATGTTTCTAATTTAACAGTAATTATTCCTTTTTCTTTTAATATTTCAGGTATATAAATAACCTTAGATTTATCAAATGAATCTATAACACTGTAATTACTTTCATCATCAACTTCTTCTAAAAGTGCAAGTTTATCTTCAAGACCCTGTTCTATTGCTTCTTCAAATTCTGCATCAAAATTCATTCGTTTCTCTTTAGAGAGTCCATTCCTATGTTCCTTTAAGTTTTTAATTTTTTTATTCTTTAAATAATTAGTTTTTATTTTTTCTCTCATATCTTCTATTTCTTTATTAGTAATTTTAGGTTTATCATAAGTTTCTTCTAATAATTGGTTTCGTCTTTTTTCATTGAGAAAATGTTTAGTTAGAAAGTTTATTTTTTTAGCCCTATTTAATAAATTAACGCTAAAAATATATTTATCATCAGTTCTAGTTAATTTTTTCTTTTTTTGTTCTTTAGAGGTATCATATATTGTTACATAACCTTTATCTGCTAATTTTTCTATCAACGAGTGTAATTTTACCTTTCCTATTTTTTCCATTATTAATTTTATCAATTTCTTTAATTCTTTTGATTTGAGTCTTCTTACATTAGCATCTTTATCTTTAAAATCATCCTCATCTGCTTCCCTAATATCCCTAACAGAAAGGTTTGCCTTTTTCATTTTTTCATTGGGATTTTCTACTGACTTAAAAAAGATAGAAGCAGCAAATTTTTCAAAAAATTGTTCTATTCTTTTATTAGAGTGAGAAAATTCTTTATCATTAAATAATTCAATATTTTCTTCGGTTAATAAGAACTCGGTTAGTTGGTATCTATCTATACTACTATTAATCCATACACCCTTTTTCATTCATTATACCACCTTAAGCAAGCCATTTAGCCCATGCAACTGCTTTACCCAATCCTTGTGCTAGACCTAGACCACTTTGAGGTGGAGTATATGTTGGTTGACCTGTTTGTGGGTCAATCCAATAAGGATTATTCATGTTGTCATAACCACTAGGAGGAATAGGATAACCGCTACCGTTGTTCATAGCCATTTGTTGTTGGTTTAGAGTATTGTTAAAATTAGTACTCATGTTTCCTCCTTGTATTTGACTTGGATTTAACCCTTGATGATTCATACCCATTTGAGGATTCATACCCATGTTGGTAGAAGGAGCAGGTGCAGATGGAGAACTAAACCCTTGTGCTTCGAGATACTGTTGTTTAGCCATTCTTCTTTGCATAACAACTTCACTATTAATTGCAGTAGCCAATAAATTCTGTATATCTAAATCAATATTTTCTTGAGTTATAGCAGTAAAATCACTAAGAGCATCGGGTGTTATAGATAAATTGCCACTAGAACTTTGACTAAACTCTAACTTTACTAACATTTGACTAACACTTCTTGTAACAGTGTCTTCAATAAGTTTTTCTAAAGCCCCTAAGAATGCCTCTCCGTGATATTGAAAAAAATCTTCTACATGGTTTTCCTGTAAAGTTAGAAGATTGTTCATTGCTTTGAATTGGGTTTGTTGTTGTGCGCCAATTTGGGTTGCTAACGCACCATTACTAGTTCCGAATAATCCCATTAATCACTCCCCCCCTGTTTCAACATTGACAACGTTAACGCCTTCGGTTAATAGAGTTTTGACTCTTTCATTAATATTGTTAGTTTCTATAATTAATCTAAATAATTCTTCTTCTTTATTTTCAGCACCGTTGTTTGGAGGTCGGATAGTCCAACCCATAGCAGAAAGAGATTGCATATCGGCTTGTTTTAATGTTGTCATTGGACTTGATGTTACTAAATTAACAGGGTTCAAACTTTTAGCAGATGGGATGTATGCACTAAAAGAAAGTCCGTGTTCTTCTGCTAGTATTTGTTGTTCTAACATTTCATATTGTCTATGAATTGCTGCGTGTTTTTCACAATATGTTCCTCTCATTGGATAACCTTTTCTTACTTTATGTAAAGGTAAAGGTGGTCTTCTAGCATCACCTGCTTCCCAAACTTTTTGTGAACCGCAAACCACACATCTATCCTTTAAATTATATTTGAATCGGTATGGTATTTTCAAAAATTTCTTTTTTTCGGGCTTTAATACTTTGATTATTTCTTTCAATTGTTTTTTAGGTTTTAGGTTTTTATACTCATAATGTATAATTGAACCTGCTGCTCTCGCGGCAGAAAATCTATCTAAAAATGGGTTAGTTCCCACATGGGCTGATTGTGCGCCAATAAGATTTGTTGGGTTGTAGTTCATTGTCATGTGGTAATTCACCCTTAGTAGTCCTTTATCATTGTTAGGATTCCTCTATATACCATCTCTGAATCAGATTTGGCACTTACTATATATTTGTAGCATGGTATTCCTTTATCATTTAACTTCTGCATTCCATTTCTAAAGGATTCAAATATTGGGTGTTTTTCTATTGTCTCATAATCATATTTGTCTTTCCACAAATCATGTTTATTAGCCCAAAGACCAACTGCTACTGGGTAATCATGTAACTTTTTCTTTTTCTTCTTTCCTCCAATGTTCCAATAAGGATTACAAATAGTATCTACTAAAAAAGTCCAACATAACTGTTGTTCTATATCGTAGTGCTTATCCATATGTCTATCATCTAACATGAATATAATATATTTAACTTTTCTAGTTCTCATATCTTCTATCCATTCTTGCCAAAAAACAGTTTCTCCTCCTACATCTGCCGTCTTAACTGTGTGTGCATCACCATCTAATTTTACATATTTTCTTGATGCTCTATGTAGTCCTACTGTTCTATCTGTAATAGAAGGGACTTCACCTCTTGTTCTTAGTTGATGATGTAGTGTAGTTTTACCTGCCTTACTTGCTCCATATACACCGAATGGTATTGAATGCAATCTTTGATAAACTTTATTCAATCCTTCAACTAATAGAATAGCGAAGCCCGCCATTACTGACATTATATATCACCATAAATGATGCCATAAATTAATTATCCCATTCCATGTAGAAGTAAATAAATTATATCCGAATAAAGATATTGAGTGTCCTATTAAAAAACTAACCCCACAAGAAATAGCGCCCCAAAGAAAAAATCTTGCTCTTAAAAACCAAATATCAGCAGAATGCGCTCTTTGTAAATCATAGGCTAATGTGGATTCATCGAACCCCATTAGGATTTCTCCTACCATGTAATCACCTACTCATTGAAGCCTGTTAAAAATGTTGGGCTAATTGTATTACCATCAAATTGTTGTGTTTGTTGAGTCATTGTGGGTAAATTAGCATCTCCATAAAAAGGCTGTCCGAATGATTGGTTGAAACTTCTAAGTGATTCTCTAACCCTTTTACGATTTTCTTCATCTCTCGCTTTTCTATTCCAATAAGCATCTATTTTTCTTTGTAATAAAAAATCTTCAATAATATCATTTAACATTAAATCAAATAATGCCTTTAATAACATAATTCCTCCTACTGTACATATTCCAAATAGCACTGCATGGGATAATCCGGTGTAGGGGAAGTCAACACCATATATAGTGTAAAAATAAATGTTAGTACCACTAATTGCACCAACGAAAAGTATAGTCATTACTAATCTTGTATCTGTATCAATACTAGGCACAATATCAACTCCACGAACAGGAGTATGAACCCCCCGAACCTGTTAGAATTGCAGTTATTCCTGTACCCATTGACCTATTGTGCATATCAAATTCTATTGTGCTATTAGCAGTTAGAATTAGTCTAGCAACTTCATCTGCTGAACCAACAGTTGTACTGTTATGGTCGTATATTTTTAATGTGGCAGTTCCGGTAGAACAAAAATGAATGCTTGTTAATTTGCACCTACCATCATTCACTACTGCACTTGCAGTTTTTACAGGACTACCTGCGGAAACCATTACTTCACTTCCTTTTTAGTAGTAGTTTTCTTTTTAGTAGTAGTTTTCTTTTTTGGTGCTGTCTTTTTAGGAACTGCTTTTTCTTCCTTAACAACAGTTTCTTTTTTTGGTGATATTGTTTCAGTAACAGTTTCAACTACATTTTCAACTACTGCTTCAACCTTTTTAGTTACAGGAGTTTTTACCTTCTTAGGATATAGTATATCAAGAATATTTCCTTCAACACCTAAGTGCCTACGGATTGCCTTTACTCTATTTTCCGGTAAGTTTGCAATATCCTTTTTATCATCTTCTGTAAAGTCTATTTCTATTGCTTCATCACCTAAATATAATGCTGCAATTCTTGCAGGTACTTCACAAGGAGCATTTGCATTAATGGAATACAGTGTTTCCCCTGCCCCTCTTATTACTAGTTCGCCATTTCTATGTGTTTTCAATTTTACTAAAGCCATAATTATCAACCTTTTTTTATAGGGTAGTAATCCCTACCCCGATACTTCGGAGTAGAGACTACTACTTTACGTTTTCACTTACTATCGAATACCTTAAGCACTCTTTAGGTTTGTAATTTTACCTTGTCCCTTGAAGAAAGAACAGCAAGTTTCTCCCATAGTACGGTACATTCCTTGATTTCCAAGTTTACCAACACCGAATGGGTTTCCACTAGTAATACCATCTTCGAAGTATTGTGTAGGTTTCATTACAGATAGCCACAAGTGGTCAGTATCTAGAACTAATATATCACTAATTCTGTTAGATGTGGACTTACCTGTTGACGGCATATCTTTAGCAGGGATGATTGGTATGTCATAGTATGTTGCAACTCTGAAACCAACTTCTTGACCCTTGACACCACGAACACCATTATGGGAAGGAACGATTTCTTTCCTATCCATAAATCTCTCTTGTGATTGTAGTAAATCAGAGATTTTCTGAATGGTATCGTATCCTGTAATCATAACTTTAGGGTTTCCACCGTTAGTACGGATTCTTCTAATCATATCATTAAGAATACTTAGTGTTAGAACCCTACATTCACCTGATGTATAACCTGCACCGAAATCAACTTCTGCATCTAGGAAAGAAGGAACACCTGTGTAGGTATAATTTCCACTTCCACCGGATGTGTTAACAGTAACAGTTCTAGTTGAACCAAAGATAGTAGTAGCATCAGCAAGTTGTGCTGCTGTACCGTTATTTGTTTGGTTGTGATAGAATACGTCATCGTCAGCCATAGTTGCAAGTTCAACCGCAGATGAAACTATCTTCATTAAAGAAGTATAGTTCTTCTCAATACCTGTTGTACCGTTCTCTGAGTATTTCTCAAGAGGCATAACTAACATTTTACTCTGAACTTCTGCGTGTAGTTTACCCATGTCTTCTCTAACGATAGCACGAATATCACCAACACCATCATCAATTGCAGCCATTTCCATTCCTAGTTCTGAGAACTCGAATAGATGTGCAATAGTCTTAGGGCTAACATATAGTTTAGTATATTCAGGAGCAATTGCTCTGAAACCATCTGCACCACCTAATGTTGCGTTTTCTCCAACACCACCAATTTGGTCTGCTCTAGGAGTTGCTGCATCTGCTGATGAAATACTAGCGGTAACTGCATTAGTACCTGTACCGAATGCTGCATCACTACCACCAATAGGTCGTGATTTCAGAACTCTCCATCCACTAGATGTGTATGGTCTCTTAGCAAGCATTGCTAGAGGGTTTACTTCTTGGTTTAATACAGACCAAACTTTCTGTCCGTATAGTAGGTTGTACAAATCACCTAGACCTGCTGCACCCGTAAATGCATTAGCACTAGTATCGTGAGGAGTACCGAAACCACCTACAACTCCACCTGCTTTAAGCAAGGCATTGCCGCTTCCTGTTCCGCCGTATCCGTATGTTGCTGCTTCTAAATCTTTCATTGTTTTAATATATCCACTCATAATTTCACTTCCTTAATTTCCCCTCACAAGAGAATGTACGTCATCCCAAGTCATATTGGCTGCTGCCTCTAAACTTGTAGGTATTCCTTCCGGTAATGCCATTGACATTTCCACACTTTTGCGAATTGTTGCGTCTTTCTCTGATAGAGATTTTCGTAGTAGAGCAAATTCTTTCTTTAGTGCTGCTACATCTGTTCTAGCATCGTATGATGCGGATTGTGCTGCTGATTTCTTAACTGCAAGTTCTTCTGAAAGTCTTGCTCCAAATTGCTTAGAAAGATTATCGTATGCAATTTTTTCCATCTGCTCTGCTTTGAATTGTGCATATGCTTTCTCAACATTATCTGCACTTAGGTTAAGAGTACTAAAGTCAGCAGCATCTAAGCCTTCACTCTTTAGTTCAGTAGGTGGAGTTGTAGGATTACCGTTATCTACAACCAATGTCCCTGCTTCTGATGTTGTATTATCAATATCAAGAGCCTTCATTTCTTCTTCCTCTTCTTCTTCTTCTTCAGCCTTCATTTCTTCTTCCTCTTCTTCTTCCTCTTCCATAGTAGCCATACTATATTGGGCGGTCTTCGTTACTTCGTCATATTTTTCTTCCTCTCCGAGTCCGTTAACTTGTTTCATCAAGTCATTCAACTCTTCGAGTGCTTTTTCCAATTTTTCACTCATTGTTTTATCCTCCATTTTTAAAATGTCGAATTTTGCTTCGGGATTAATACCCTTTTCACAGATAGTTACTTCATGTAACTCTAATCTGTCTATCTCATTATATTCACCAAACTCATCTGAGGTTCTTTGTTTCTTAGAAATCGCCTGACCTCCAATACTAAAAGAACGAAGAGTTCCTTTTCTAATACTTCTTGAAATTTCTTTTGCCTTTTCTATGTCATCTCTTAATTTAATAACAACATAAAACCCTACATCATCTACACCAGTTTTATGTAAAGTACCATTCATATCTCTATACTTCTCAATAACTTCTCCAACTTGTACATTAGAATGATTAGACATAACATTTCTATATTTCTTTTCAGACATATATTTTTCAACTGCTTCATCTAATGCCTTTAATGTAATTAAATCATTTTGCTTATCTACAATTTCTATTGAAGCATAGCCACCAATAATTAAATCATCAGACTTAAGAATAGTAAACTCATGCTCTTTATCCGCTTTGAATAAAAGAGATGGCTGCATAAGCATTATTTTTTTGTCTTTTTACTTTTACTATATTAAGTAATCGCTATTTTTAATTTGGTAATGTCAAATTAGCATATTTATCTTCTTGTATATTCCAAACATCTACTTCATTTCCATCTTTTAACATATCTTGTTTTTTACCCGTCCAAGCAACCCATCTTTTTTTCTCATTTAGAGGCACTACTCTTAGATGTAATCTAGTCTCAAACTTATCTCCCTCTAATTTGTATTCGTGATAACCGTCTTTTTGTACTCCTAGAATAATATCACCTTTATCTATGACCTTACCTGCAATTATTTTTTCTGCTACAATAGCAGGGTATTTTACAGATTTACCAAACAAATTGTATATATCATCAGTATCTCCTATGTCAATTAACCAAGCAAATCTATTTTTTTTATAGTCTATAATTAAATTAATATTACCATCGTCTTGTCTATTTATAGTAAACTTACCTTTTCTTGAATCTTCTTTTTGAATAATATTTTCATCAGTTTCCTTTTCTTCTTTATCTTTTTCTATGTAAGATTCATCAACAACAAAAACTTGGGGGTCTTCTTTATCTAAAAATTCAACAGAATCTTGTTGTTTTAACCAACCTGTTAATTTTTTAGGATTACCATCAATCCAACCCGCCCATGCTTTATTGTGCTTAGTTTGCACAAATTGAACTATTTCTTCTGAGGTTAATTTTTCATTCGGACTATCCGCTATCTCGTTCTTTATCGCTATTCTTAATTCAGACCTACTGTGTTTTATTAATTTAGATATTTCTTCTTTCCATAAATCAATGTTATAAAGAGCATTTTTCTCCATTAAATTATCGCCATCAAAACCATAGATAGTAAACCCATCTAAATCTTCCTTTAATATGATTTCAGCAGTACCGTGTATATCATCTGTAATGTAATATCCCTTTTTAATTTTTTTAGGTTTAAGTAAATTAGATTCTAACCCACTCATAACTCTAAATGGAGCAGATACAGCAGAACCAATTAGATTATTTATTGCACTAGATAATGATTTTTTACTTTTAGATGCTAATTTTTCCAAAGTAGCAATATTATCTGATTGTGTTACTTCGGGTATTTCTATCACTTTAGCAGAATACAAACTGAATCCATTTTTTTTCTTTGTTACTTCATCAACTTTAACTCTAACAATAGAGCCTATGTCAACATTTATTTTTGTGTTGAGAGCCTTACCAACTTCTAAATATGCCTTATCTTCATAATCAACAGTTGCATAATTTCTAGAAACTTCTGCCGTAACAGCACCAATACCCATAGTGTAGGAATATAAATTGCTTTTTGTTTTTCTTTTATTTAACACAACTACATCTAAATCAACAAACTTCTTCCACTTAACCCATTTTGGGTTTTTCCTATTCCCTATGTAATAAGTAGATTCAATATCTTTTATAACAACACCTTCTGACGCAGGTAATTTCATAATATCCTTTGAATACTCTTCCACTTCTTTCTTAGAGTCTGCTATTCTAGTGTCTTTTTTAGAAGGAAACGCCATCTGTTCAGAAGAATGCTGTGCGTATTGATATAATAAAATATTAATTCTTTCTCTAAGTGGAGAATCTGTTATGTCTTTACCTTCATGTACCATGATATCAAAAACGTGTGCTTTCAGACTACCCTTTGTTTTCTTATGAAATACATGAGTAATAGTATCTGCTCTATGAAGGGGTTCATCACCTAAAAATAACATTAATTCAGCATCTAATATACAATCGCCAAATTGTTTTTTCTCCATATGTTTTACTTGT